ACCCAGCCTTCACACCGGACAAACTCAGAGAGAGCTTGCAGACTCGATTCGGCGCAACGAAGCCTCACGGAAGCGACCGTAGCCACCCAACCAGTACCAGCCGATTGGCTGGAGGCGGTTCAAGGTGTCAACAATCGGGCCACGAACAACCTTCGGAACTGAACCGTTACCGTCAATTGACGAGTACGCCTTAGCCAAAGCCTGACGACCCATCACGTGAGTGCAGTAAACTTCGATAGTTCCGGTTGAACCTGAACCGTCAGAAGCGTTCTGGAACACTTTTGCACGAGGAGTTTCGATGAAACGGACACCTTCAAAAGCACCGATTTCGGCGTTGTAAATCATGTTCGTATCTTGGTACACGTGCGGGTCACGCCAAGCAGCAGCACCAGTTTCACGGCGCAAGTCATAAGCAACATCGGGGTGGATGTAAGCCATGTACAAACCGTTGAAAGTAGGAACGTTAGCACCACGAAGCTGTGCGGTCACCTTACGGATGTCGTTAGCTTCGATGATGTCAACAGCCTTAACCGTGGTACGGCTTGAAGGAGTAGTCGTACCGCCACCACCGTAGATCACGTTTGATCCACCGGCGAGAACTTCACGAGCCACTTCGTCAATTGAAGCACCAGCGTTGTAACCAACGATGTTAGCAGCAGCTGAGTCAACGTCAAGGAAAGCAGTTCCACGCAACTTAGCGGTGGTGATAACGGCATTACCGTATTCGTTGAGGGTAACCGTGACCTGCGAATCGCTCAAAGCGGCCGCAGTAACGTCAGTGGTTTCCGACAAGGTGCTGGTAGCAGTAGCAAGATCGGTGAAGATCGTGAACGTTACGCCAGTACCAGGCATAGCCTGTTGCGTCGGTTGGACATCCGCAGCCGCATCGAACAACAGTTCTGAACGGAGAGCGAAATAGGCCAGGCGATCAAACGCCACCTGGTCAACTGATAGGGAGGATGTTTCTGTATAAGCCATGAGATTTGCCTTTCGGGGCTAGTTTTGTTGGAGAGACCTTACTTCTTCCAGCAACATCTCAATCTCAGCTTGGCTAGTAGCCTTACTGATCCGAGTCACCATGTCCACAGGGGCTTCACCAACAGTGTTACCGGAAGCGGCCTGATTGGTTCTGTCCCAACCTTTAGCTTCCTGCGCTACTTGTGCAGCCTTAGTATCTTGGATAAGTCTCGCTTCGATAGCAGCGGCTCTAATAGCCTCAGGGGAAAGTTCACCGTCATAAGCCTTCACGAAATACTTTGCCATCGGATCAGCAGAATCAACTCCTGCTCTTACGAAAGCTAGTTCACGTGCGGCGTTAGAGGCTTCGTCGGCCCTAGCCTTCAGTGCTGCGTTTTCCGATTCAAGCTGCTTCATGCGATCACGCAGAGGATTTCGGCCTGTTTCTTGTTCATCGAATTCGATGTCGCTGTCCATATGTACACTCCTTTGCCCAGAACCACCACGGAGGCATGGCGGTTCGCTGCTTACAACCCGAAGGTGTTCCTGCCTATTGGCATCGGATTAAGTGTAGCACACTATTTGTACAATGCAAGTACCTACGCTAAAGCGGTTTGTCCTTGACCTTGCCCAGCGAAACTACCGCCACCCTGGAAGACTGCGGTTCGTTCCGCTTGCTTCTTACGGAGCCGTTGAGCAGCCGCACTGTCAGTAGAGAACACTGCCCCGATCTGTTCCTGCTGAGTCATACCGACACCTTGTTCGCCGGCAAGAGGGTTGAACAGTTCTTGTGCCTGACCGAGCGTAGCGAACCCTTGTCGAGCCTGCTCCGCATTGATACCTGCCTGTGCCAACTGCTCGCCCTGTTGGGCTGTGATAGCCAATCCTGCCTGCCTAGTAGCCTCAGAAGCGATCTGGGAAGACTTAGCTTGCTCAACAAGCATGGGTGCAGCCTTTGTAGGGTCTAGGAAGTAGGCGGCCAGTTGACTGTCGTTCACACCGTACAAACGTTGCATCTCTTGGATGACCTGCGGATCAGCGTTCTTCACTGCCTCATAACCCTGATTCACTCGTGTAGCAAGTTCTGCTACAGAAACATCCCCTCCGATCATGGCAGTAAAATCGTCGTTGCTGTCATAGAAACCTGGGGGCATACCAGCAGAACGCAACTGTTGACGGTAAGCGTTCTCTAAATACAAGTATTCGTTCTCAGAAAGAACGTTGAACCCTGCTCTGCGTCGAGCCTCATTCCCAGCGAACCTTGTTTTATACTGCTCAGTTTCACGCATACGGCCACGAATAATGTTCTCATCTAACACGTTCTCTTTGAACACGAGATCGTTCACGAACTGTGTGAGGCTACCCAAACCGTAGCGTTCTAGGTCTTGCCCAATGATGGCATATGCGGATTGTGGTGCGCCTGTATCGCTCATATCATATCTTTCCGAAAAGGTTTGCTAAACCGGATGTGACTTGGTATGCCCGTGAACGAGCCTCATTAGTGTACTCGTAACCCAATGACCGTTCTGAACGGAGATAAGTTCCCCACTCATTAGAGTTCATGGTTCGCTGTTCACCCTTATCGGTTGTGAACGTGATTGCTTTAGACCATTTCGGATCAGTGAAGTCAATAGTTTCAGGGTCGATCTCTAATGTTCGAGCAGCTGTCTGCTTATATGGATCGGTGATCTGCCCAAATGTTAAACCCTGATCTAATTGGGTGGCAATACTAGGGAACAATGCTTTAGAAGTATTCAAAGCATACTGTTGAAACGACTTAGCGTTCTCTTGCCCACGAGCAACTTTGTCAACCCACATATTGAATGTTTGATCTGACAACTGGATACCGTAATCGGCTGCGGTTTGTTTTAATTGTTGACCCAAGAAACCTGTTCTTAAACCTGACATTCCACCAGAAGTTTTTGATGCTTCTGCACCAATAGCATTGTTGAGGATTTGTGCATCCCACGATAGACGAAGACTATCCTCAGATAATTTTTTGATTGTCGCATCATCAAGACTGACACCAAGATTTAATGCTGTTTCACGAATAGTTGCTGAACGGTTGTCTATCTGTTGCTGTGTTGTAGCAGGGTCAAGTAGTTTATTTGCATCCCATGTACGTGTTGACGCAGAAGTAGTTTTATACCATGTCGTCTGTTGCAACTCATACGTAAATTTAGAGTCAGACCATTTACCTTCAACAGCATTTTTTAACAGTTCTCTTAATTCTGTTGAGCCTTCAATAAGCGAGTAATAGCCACCATACTGTTCTTTAGCGGCTGTCTCCCAATCAACTTCAGCACCAGGAATCGGTATCCCGTTTGCTGTCATCAATTTGCCTACATCTTCCCAATTGACACCAGACAAATCTGGGGGGCCAGAAGGAGGAGTAGGAGGATTCTCTGGTTCATCTTTTGGTTTTGTAGCAGGGCGAGGCATATTTTTTTGTGCCGCTGCCTGAGTTTTCTTTTCGGCTACAAACCCGCCACGAACAGGGCGACCATCATTGGAAGGAGTATCTTGAATTTTTTGAGTTGCCATCACAAACTTCCAATCGCATCAACGAACTTATTGATATAACCAAGATACTCATATGCCTTAGCTTCAGTGGGCGCAGTTTGTTCAGCAAACTGTTGAGCAGCAACATCAGAACCAGCAACACGAGTAACAACACCAGAAGCCTTTTGTGCTTGCAACTCCTGAGCTTGATACGCCTTCACAAACCGGTCAATATCTTCATCGTTTAACTCTCGACCAAGAGTTTCCTGCGACACCTTTTTAGCGATAACTTTTAATTCTTCAGGGTTAGAAACAACATATTTAGGTGAACCCCCACCACCACCACGACTAATTTGAGGGCCGCCGGCAATAAGACTTGCAAGAGTGTTTTCTTTTTCTAAACCTAAATAGTTAGATGCTTGCAACCATTGAGCAATACCGTTTATTTGTGAACTGTAATCGTCAAGACCGGCAGTAGATAGAAAACCTGCTGATACAAGTTGTTCCATTTTGGCGGCACGTTCTCTGGGGTTATATGATGCCCAAAGACGACCTGGTTCATCTGAAAGATTGTAATAAGATTCTGTTACAATTTTACCTTTTGCGTTTACAAGACCTGGGCCTTTATAAACTTGCCATTTGCCGTTAACAACAATGAGTCGTTCGCCAGGTTTGTATGTAACAGTTTCAGCAGCAGCCTGATTACCTTGTACAGCATCCAAATTTTCTATTGCAGAACCAGTACCGGCAGAACCAGGAGGAGTTGTATCCGTCGGTGGTGTGGTGTCTTTAATTTTACGTGTAGCCATAATAAATTACCTTCCCAAATCTACTTCAGAGAACAATAGACGATCCCATAGTCGAGCGAACTCAGGGTACTGACCCACTAGACGTTCGCCTTCTTCACGCAAAATACCTTGCAGATCACTATTGGACTCAGCACCCAAACCGTCACCACGTTCAGCAGCAATCTCTAAAGCATAATCACGAGCATTTAAATACTCACGAGTAGCAATAGCAATATTGTTGTTATCCATACGACTATCAAAAGCAGCCTCATACAAGATACTTATATTTGCGGGTGTCTGATTGGTGTTAATGTCGGCACGTTCAAAACCAGGGTACTGCTCATACAAATCTTTACGATAATCAGAAATGATTTTTCTTTCATCTTTAGATGGCTTAGGGCCAGCGTATCGTACAACTTCTCGATATAAAGCAACACCGACAAGACGTTGCGATTCGGCAACAAGTTCGTCAGGTTCTAACAACTCACGAAAACCAGTTTCAATTTGACGTGCATAAACCTGATAGTCAAACTCTGTACCTACAGGAGCGAAATATCCTGCAACTTCTTCGTAGGTGTCAAAGAACTTAGAGTTGTCACGTTCCCATTGAGCAAACTCTTTAGAAGCATCCAAACCACCAACAGTTGTTTTAGTTTTACTAGCCATGTACAGCAACGCATCGTCACCAAAAGTTTCCATAAATTTGCGTACAGCAGTATCGTAATTTTCTTCTTGTAGTTGCCTAAAATATTTTGCCAACTCTGCACCATGAACATCAATTTTAGACAAATCTAATTTTTCGTCACCAAGAGTAATTGTTTGTTGACGTTTTTCTTCTGACAAAGGAACTTTAATTTCTGGTACAGGTCTGGTCGGGCCAAGAAACTGGAACAACGCTCTCATACCTAAAAAATAACGGGCTTTATCAATAGCGTCATCTTTTAATTGTTGAACGTCTGCAAGTTTTGTCAAATCATATTTATCACTCATTGATAACGCTTCCATAGATTGCAATGTCATATCACCAAAAAGTCGGTCATTTTCAGGGTCAGCGACCCATGCTTCTAAAGCTTTGTTAAACCATGAAGGCATAATTACAAAATCAACATCTGGTGCGCCGTAAGGAATGATAAGTTTTCTTACCCAATCATAAGACGGTTTATTTGGCATGATTTCGTTTGCCGCCCATTGAACCCACGGGCCAGCCCCAGGTGTCAATTGCATACCCATGTTTAAAGATTTAGCTGGAGCAACCAAGTCAACATCTAAATCGCCTACACCAGCACTCACAGGGCCAACAAATTTGTTTCCTATATAACCGCCAGCAACAGCACCACCAAATCCAGCAGTAACAAAACCTAAAGCTGCTCCAGCTATTGTAAGTAGCGGAGCAAAATCTTCTGATAACGGATAATTAAAAACATATTCTCCGGTTGTTGGATGTTTGTAAAAGAACCCTCGACCATCATTGTCAGGGTCGGCAGTTGTCAAACTTTGCACACCCTTAGTAGTCCGTTTTAAAGCTTCAGGGTCAGTCGCTAAAATTGTGGCCCACTTCTTTGTTACTTCAGCCCATGCCGAACCGAACGGTGCAATAATACGCATGATGTCAGCAAAGTTGGATTTTTCGGCTGCGTTATAAAACAGTTTTTTGGTTTCGTCTAATGCGTAACCTTTGGCATAAGCATCAAGTTCGTCACGAGTAAGATTACCTTTTGAAGGCAACTTACCTGAATCTTTGTCCAAAAGTTTTTGTGCCAACTTTTTGCTTCCAACATATCTTGCTAAAAATTTATCATCAAATGTTACTTTTGCTGCTTTGGCTGCGTCTTCAACACTACGCAAAATTTCTCTTACTTGACCAGGAGCAAGTTCATCAAGGAATTCGTCAATCACATTAAAATATTGTTGCCTAAAAACAGGAGACCTATTCAAAAACAATTCACGTTTTGGATATAGCGAACCAAAAAAGATATCAACTGATTTATCTAAGCCATTGACAATTGGGGCTAAACGGCCTTGATAATTTTGTGCTGCAACAGTAAGTTGAGCTTTATAAAATTTGGTTAACTGAATGTTGGGGTCTTTAACAATCGTATTTATTTCGTTTAAAAATTCGTCACTGTAACCTTTGATTTCGCCTGTTCGATGTTTTAACAAAGCGTCAATAATTTTTCCTTGTGAGTCAGTCCACGATCCAGTAGCAACAACTTCTAGGAGTCGAGGATCATTGCCGGTTGATTTAGCGAGGCGACCAAAAGTAACATTTTCAATATAAGCTCTGACTTCTGCCCGATTGATGTTGCCAGTTTGGTCAATAAACGTTGCAGAACCACGGACAGGTAAACCTGTAGAAGGATCAATGACTGTTCTTTTAGTCCATATATTCTGCATAATCTGAATATATTTTCTTCCTTCGGGTGTAGTAGAAACCCAATCTACAATTGTTTCTGTCAATGTTTTGCCAAAATCAGCTTCACCTTTAGCAGCTATTCTCATGGCCTCATCACCATTAAGCAAAGCCATCTCAGCAGCAATAGCCTTACTATAAGCTTCGATACCGTTATCGGGATCAAAACGACTCCATACACCAGTTTTCTGTTCACGAGACAAAACATTTTTGGGTGCGTTCATTTCACGAATAGAAAAACCAGCAGTATCAGCAAGTTCATGTTGGCCTGCACGAATCAAATCTTCGGGGTCACCCTTAAAGGAAAAACCTAAAATGTCACCTTTAAACTTTCTGAACATGGCAACTTGGATCAATTCAAAAGGATGGAATATTCCTGTTTGAATATTGGGGGCAAACGATTGACGCAACAACGAATCACCCATGTTACGAAAAACATATCCACCGGTCATCAAAGTCATTGGTCGCCACAAATCGTTTTGGAGTGACTCAATAGCAGCGACAGGAAAACGCAGTTCACCAAACCTATTACCTTTTGTAACAGATTGTTTAGAAGTCAACCAAGCTAATTTGCCAGCAGCAATGCGTCGA